GGTTGGCGCAGGTATCTACCACCTGTTTCGTAAGAAACCATCGCGGTAGGTAGTAATACCTTATCAAAAGCAAATCCAGCGGTTTTACGAATTGGCATAGATGCTGCCAAGACGGTACTGCGGAAAGTGTCACCTGCAATGTTAAAAGCATCAGAAACCCAATTCTTATCGTTTGAAGATACGCTAGCAATGTCAAACAACAAAGTCGGTAAGCCAATTTCTTTGGCAAACCCATTCTTCTGAAGTTTCTCGGCTGCAGAGCCAAGCAGGTTACTAAAACTCATAATACGCTCTTTAGATACCTTACATAGTTTCTAAAAGAGTTTGATGTCTGTGGAAGTTCAGCCATGATGCTTAAGTAAGGAAGCGCTCCGCGCATGCGGTCGGCATCTTCACCAGTTGCAGTAGCATCATTGGCATACATTGATTCCATGCCCATTGTTGCGCCTGTGCGCACATCTTCTTCTGGGCGCTGTGTTGGTGCTGTTAATGGCACAAGTCCTGCTGCACTATCGCCTCTGAATGGGCGTTGTGCTGATGGTGAGGGTACATTTGAAAAAGCAGGATTGCTGCCTTCTAATTTTGCAGCAGTCTGCAAATCATAAAAATCTCCAGCGTTATCAATACCCGCTGCGTAACGAGCAGGTTGACCATTGGTCCCCGCTCCGCCTGTGCCAGATACTAAAAAGTTCTGACTCTTTTGCTTTGCCATTGTCCCTCACATTTAAGTTCAGATTATTGTTGTTGAGCAGTTTTAAAACATGCTCAGGTTTTTTAATTACTTAGCGCGTGAACCGCGTGTTCCGCTTGGATTGCTTGAGAAATACATCTTTCCGCTTTTTCCTGCAGAAGCCTTCTTAGCCAAAATTGGCTTCATTACATTTGGCTTGCCTGCTGAACCTTGGTTCTTCGGCTTCTTTCCTCCTGATAGTTTCTTCATGTGTTCACCCCCCTACGCAACTGGTAGTCGTCTAATGAGGGAAGCCTGAAGATTAGGTTCACCTCTTTGCGTTAAACTTGCTAAAAGCGATTGAACATCTGGGCGACCACCAGGAGCAATTTGTCCTGGAGCAACACCAACCATACGACCTGTTGCACTTAGTCCTTCAGGAATCTGCCCGCCACCTGGAGGGACCGCACCTGGCTGCCCAAGCATGTCGGGACTTACTATTCCTTCAGGGGTCATCGCACCAGGTGGGGGAGTCTGAGGCTGGAACGCATCTTGTACCGCCTTTTCAATAGGCGCACCTTTCTGGCGTTCACTTATGACTGTAGATAGTTTAAACAAAATATCTGAAGGGTCTTGACCTTGTGAAGCAAGGGCTGGAATTGCTTGTGCATAGGATGCGATGGCTTGCTTCATTGCATCGCGTAAATCTTCTGCATCAACCTTTTCTTCTTCTTGTGTTGCATTAAAGGAGAATGGCATCTGACGGCGTAAGAAGTCACGGGAAATCAATTTATCTCCACGAGCCTGTAGACCAAAGACCAAAGCGCGGTTAGGGTCAAGTCCTGCCATCAAACCATACTGAACATCAACAGTGTAATCACCGTCAATGTCGCGTGATGGTTTATATTTAATTGCGTATGGAACTCCATTGCGTGTACCGCGTAGAGTCTTTTCCATATCGCCAAAAACTTTTTCGTCAACCTTGAGTGCAAGCCCAATAAGTTCTACGAAAGTACGAGCAAACATTGCATGGGCTGTCTTGATTTGTGTATCAAAGCCACCCATCAAAGCCTGTACGCCACGACCTGTGACAATGGAGGCATCAATGTTTCCTGTGCGTGATTCTGGGTAACGACTTCCTAGGCGCAGTTCTCCTTCAAGAACCTGCTGTTGTGCAAAAGCACCTGCTGGTATCTCAATAGGCAGTCTGCGAACATCTGAAGGTCGTTCAGTTCTAATAACAGCATCTGGTCCAAAGGCTAACTCATTTACATCTTGAGGGGCTACAAGTGGTGCTTGAACCGCCTTAGTTGCTGCTTCAAGAGATAGAAGCGCATAGCGAGCCTTAGCAACCTGAATTGCAAGAACATCGTCAAATTGACCTCGCGTTTCACCATCCAAGGATGGTCGCTTAACAACGCGAATAAGACATTCACCAATCGGGTTAGCCGTGCGGTCAATGACGATATTGTTTCTAGAAGGGACAAAAAGAATATCTTGGTCTTTGTCATGGTAACGGACAATCTCCAACATTGAGTCTGTAGAATCTTTGTCATACAGCAAATGTGCATACTCTGGGTATGCGCTCATCAATTCAGCCAATGGCTTCTTGATGCGCTGGTACATGCCATGTACTTTTCCGAATCTGTCTATGATTGGGTAGCATCCATAAGAATCCATAAAGCGGATGCGTGGCATGTTATTCTCTAGGTCAACCTCAACTTGAGCAGGTACGAATCCGTAGGATACATAACGGTCAGAGGCTGGAAACATCTGTGTTTGTAAGTCCGAGAAGTCAATGATGCCGTTAACGATTTCTTCTCGCTTATCGGCTTTCTTGCGTTCCTTATCGGACACCATAGATGGGGAATTACAGTTAAATGCGGGTAGTGGCGCTATGACTTCAGACAAGTCACGAGCAGAAATATCTACCATGTTCGCAACGATTGGATTCTCAAACGGTCCGTCTGGGAACAAATCTGGGAATACATCGCGCATGCGACCCTTACGAACAAGAAGTACTTGTTCCATGCGGGTGTCACGGTCAGAATACAACTGGCGATAACGCTCGTAGTTGCTCTTGATTTCGTCAATAGAGAGTGGCACACCCACCTCCTGTTCTAATAGATGTCGCTTAGTGTTACTGTGTATTGCTTGGATTTATCGTATGGTGTTTGGAACATACTTAGACTGTTGTGCGTGCGAGCATAAGTTCTTGCATTAGCAACGCGGTCACGACATCCAAGTTCTGCAAACCAGAAAGCCATCACGGTATCTGTCTTTTGCGCTTTAGGCGCATCTGGATACCAAGTGATAAGTTGTTCAATTAAAGTCTTTACACCTTCAGAGGCGTGAGTTGATGGGAACTCAATAAGAGCATTGCCATCTTCCCAACCATGGAATAGTGTCGTCAGGGATGCAACTCCGAAGTTCGTGTCCCATTTGTTTTGACCCGTATGATGTTCTCGTAAAATTGCACCCCGTGACGAAAGGTATTCCCGTACCTCACGGTCCTGAGTTAACATCGTTTGAAAAGCATTTTTCTCAATACGCCACTCAGAAATCTTGTACTGGTCAGTCCAGTCTTTGATTAGAGTTCTAATCTCATCAGGCTTCATACCTGGCTTGTTTGATACATCTAGCAAATAACGCTTCTGCGTAGAAACATCTATGGCTAGACATACGGCTGCTGTATAGCCAGCGCCTGCAGGGTCAAGCCCTGCGATGACAATGAGTCCATCCATGCCTTGGGGTCTAACCCCTGCTTTACCCTTGGGTATGCGCCCAATGTTTCTTGCACCATTGATAACGCCTTTAATGGCTTCGGATGGAAAGGCTGAATCTTCATGTACCTGCTGTTGCTGGTAGACCATTGCCCAGAGGTTTGGTGATAGACGGCTGCGTTTCTTATGTAGTGCCTGTCCATCCCACTTGCGGTATAAACCATCTTCGTCAGGTTTACCAGTACCTGATACGGGTGGCACATTGGTCTTAGCCCAGAGGGTTACCCATTTGTCTGGGTCCTCGTTAAATTCTAATACGGCAGGTTGTGCGAAATAAGTCCAAGGGGAAGTTTCGTCTGGGTAGCGCATAGGGTCGCGCAATTCTGAATACAAATCCCGTGGGCGTAATCTGGTACCGATGACCAGTAGTTTTCCGCCGTTGTCGTCAATACGGGACATAACTTCAGACTGAACCCAGTCAATCTGCTTTTCGTACTCATGGGCATTGGTGTTATCCACACAGTCATCCATGATAATCAAATCGGCACGAGCACCGTAAATATGCCCTCTAATACCGATAGCCTGCACGGTGGGGTCCTTTTCGCCAGAGTCGCGTGCCTCTGAGGATAGGTAAATTAAGTCCTGCTTCCACGAATCAGAATTCTTTTCAAATCCCCCTGGAGGTCCAAAGGTCAGTTGTAGGTCCTGGTATCTAGGATGCGTTAGTCTGTTCTTTATGGAGAGCAGGAACTTCTGTGCCATAGCCTGTGTCTTGGACACAATCATGATTCTGATATTAGGGTTCTGGCAAATCCGATATACAGCATAGTTGACCGTAATGGTCGTAGACTTTGCGTGTTCTGGAGGGGTATTGACAATCAACAGGTCAGGAGCGCCTACCTCGTAGGTAATGGCTGGATGTACATCCTGTGGCTCCCTACTCTCCAGTAGGTCAATCCAATGCTGTTGATGTTTAAACACTTTGGTGCCGAGATATTTCTCGGAGAATTCGGGGAAGGGTGGTACTTCCCCTCTGCCTGAGCCAATCTCGCCCCTTGCTGTCATAGAGCGAATCTTGTCTATGGCTAGAGCAAAGTCGGCATCAGTCTTTCGGTAGTACTCATAGGTCTTGACACTTCTGCCTACGGCATCCATAGCCCTTTGGACAGAGTACCCCTGCATTAAAAAATCTATAACTTGCTTCTTGATAGCATCACTTTGATGCGAAGCGGAGGTAGTGCGTTTTCTTTCCATAGGTTCTCCCAAGACGAGGTAAAGGAAGTCTTGGGGCTAAACTCCTAACCGAAGGCGTAGTCCAAACGAAGCCGAAGGTTAGGGCTTCTACTAGGGGCGACCCATAGGGTCGCTAGTTACTGTTCGGAGGCTCCGATAATTACGCCTCCTCACTAATACTATAGGTGTCCAGAAGGTCCTTATCGGACACTTCTGGGCATGTGATTTATGCCACATTCTTTAAAG